GATAAGCAACAACCCACGCTAACGCTTAGTTTGTATGGGATTCAACCTCTTCAGGTCCGACTGTACATCTTGATGTACCAGTTCTCATACTGGCGCCCCCGTGCAGTCTGTCGGCACTACGTTGCACCATTTGACAAGTGCCACAGCGCCTGTCAACCCCCTAAGGTCATCAGCATCTTTCATTAAAGTAAGAAATACTGAAAAACCCGTAGGCGTTAACGGAGGCTATAGCACCTGCCAAATGGTGTCACTTGGCACGGGAAACCCGATTTTGGGGGCTCTATACAACAAGACCCCATGGAGGACTCCAACCAGAGTCCAGAAACCGAGCACTACGTAGTTGGTCCAGAGGTAAAGAAACTCCTCTCTTCAATTGACCAACTTCATAGCAAGGGACAGAAGTGCTAAGTTTTTCTTCTGCTGCTCGCTGTTCCTGCGGTGTTATTCCAAAGGCATTATAAAACGACACTCGCGTCTCTTCAGCCACGTCTAAAGAGCGCTTGGCAATGCCCAGGGAATTCCAATACAAAGACCAGGCGTTTTGCTCATTCAGGGCAGGTCTTGAGGATTCCTTCCCTTCATGTGGATACTGACAAAAGTATTGGTACCAGATTGGTATTCCTGCAAGCCAAAGCCTACCAGCAACGCCAACTTCCCTAATCCAGTCGTCAATTTTACTTTTATCCACAAGAGCCACGCCAAACTTATTGAGATTGTCAATGTTTGGTACCATGATCCAACCATCAGGTATCTTAACAGGATGTGACTGACAGAACTCGACTTTCTCAAGTTCATAAACAGGGTCCTCCATAGTCATGGTAAATCCCATTTCTAGGAACCAATCTTTAAAAGACTCCTGACAAAAGTCTGCGTAATCACTTCCAGTCATTATGATTACAGCGTCGTCACCATTGTTGATTACACGCACATTTGCAATTCCTGCCACCTCAACGAGATAGACATATAGCAGGGCGCACATTATTATACAATTTCCTAGGCCAGTATTCATGTCTCCACTACTTCTCTGGCCCTGATCCTGATAAGAAACCTTGTGTTGTACACCTTCTTCATCTTGGGTGTACGTCGTTGCCTTTGTGTTGAGTTGCTGTTTCAACAACCACCTCAGTTCACTGAGATCTGGGTGATCTTTATACAGCTCAAGATAGATCGAATGCTCCCATTTGAGCACGTCTTTGCTTACGTGCTGATCAAATCTGGA